CTCCTTTACTTGTCTAAAGAATCTTTAATCCAGCGGAGGTCGGTCCGCATCTCGATTATGGTGTTGGTGAGAGAAGCGAACTTCTCTGCGTATTTGTTGTGGGCCTCTACAGAACGTTCCAGGCTCTCCAGTCTCGCCTCAAGCGAGGACTGCTGCTCCGCCTGTTTCCGTATAGCGTCCTCCTGCGCCTTCTTCATGCTTTTCATCTGCTGGATGATGCCCAGAAGGCTTCCCACGATACTGAGAATGACCGTAACGGTCCCGAAGTTAAGTTCCATAGGTTTATGCTGTCCTCTTCCAATAAAACTTATCGCAGAAACTGTCCTGCATTGCCGTGTACAGGCAAGGGCAGGTCACAGTCCATTCAAATGTGTTGCCGGATGAGACGCTTGTCGAGTTGCCCCGAACAACGACGTCCAGCGTTCTCACGCGCCCGTCTGTGCCGATGTCCATCAGGCAGATGGCGTGTGCGCTGTCGCAGTATCCCGTAAACGGGAGAGCCGAAGGCAATGCCGACGCGCCGTTGTTCGACAGCGTCTGCGTCAGCATCTCCAGGTTCGTGTTGCTCATGTTCACCCTGGTCGTCATGCTGCCGATGAATGTGATGTTGTGTCCCTCATAAAGTGCCGTAACCGACAGCGCGGACAGGTTCGTGTTGTTTCTCGTCACTGTCGCCGTCCGGCTCTGGCTCTTGAACTCTTTGTCCACGAGAGACCAGCTGCCGCCGAGGTCCGTCCCCGGATTCGTGTTGGTGCTTGTCACGACGACGGAGCCCACGGGGAAAGAGAAACTGGTGCCGCCGCCTCCGGAAGATGTCGTGCCGGATGTCTCCAGCCCGGCTATCGTGTCGGCGATGTTTGCCCTGACCGTTCCAACCGTGACCTTGTTATACCGCTCCGTCAGCACGTTCGTCTCGATGCCGACGACCTTCGCCGTGGCCGTGACTTCGTATGCCGGGAACGAGACCGTCACCGTGTCGCACAGGTCGACCTGCTCCAGATCCGATATGCCGGCGTATTCATCCGTGGACGCGAGATCCACGAAGGAGACGTCGAACGTGACCTGCGGAACTGTCAGATTGTGCTCAGACACATAGGTCTGCGCCGCCTGGTACAGTTCGATGCTGGTCGGCTTCGTGTCGAACTCCGAGGACATGTCCAGCGGAATGATGTATTCGTAGTTGGTGGACAATACGCGGAGGATCTTCCCTGTGATCTCCACGTAGTCCGAGTCGGATTTCCAGAACGGATATACTCCCGTTGCGAGAACGGTCATGTCTCTCGTCATAAGGAAGTCCGTCATGTTCTTCCCGTATGCGATGCGGACCCCGCTGTTCGTGCCTCTGGCCGAAAGCAGCGAACAGTTGAATCTGTCCCACAGGAACTCGCCATGGAAGAGATCCAGGAGGGATCCTTCCTGCCCGCCGAGGACCTGTCGGATGGAGGACGGGACCTCCACATCAAGATCTGCCGAGCCGGTGATGTTCGAGGAAAACGTGAACGGCGCCGTTGTCCCCTGCGGTGCATGGGACGCGAACGCGTTCATTATCGTCTGCGCGCTTCCCGTCGTGCTGAAGGGTTCCAGCGGCATCCCGCTCAGGTCATAGGCCACGTGCCTGGCATGAATCGTCACGATGCCGTTCAGCGGCGCTTCTATCTGGTAGATCCGGAACGGCTGCGCTGTTCTGTATGGCGAAGGTATCGCCATGATGATGCACCTGTCGGAAATCTCCGAGTAATGGTTCCCGTCCAGCGGGTAAGTCATCACCAGTTCGAAGGATCCGTTCCTCTCTTCCGTGACCGTGCAGGAAATCGTGTCGCTCAAAGGTCCGAGACCATGGTCTGAAAAAGATGTCTCTGTCGAAGGGTAAAGAATCGGAATCATTTTCGCCCTCCTTTACAGCACCCACCATCTTGGGATCCAGTTCACGACCATCGAGCTGTTGCTCTTGCTGAACGAGCATCCGCCGCTCGGAACGCCCACGATGTCGCCGCTTACGCAGCTGTTGCAGTTCAGCCGGCTGTAAAGCGTCGCCTTTACTCCGGTCGGATTCCCGGAAGACCATGTGAACGTATTGCTCAGCACGTTTGCCGTATGCGATATATTTATCGTTGTCGAAGCGTCCACGACAACGTTCGTTGAACTGGACGTGCCGCCTGCCATCTCCAACGTGCCTCTGGCTACGCCCTGCCATGTGGACAGCTCGTACTCGAGATAATAATTTGTTAAAGCCATAAATCGCACCGGGCAGAGCGGTGACCAGGTCGTGTTCCCCGTGGTGATGAATTCGGTGCCGAGATACAGTTTCTCGTTCATCGTATCGCTTCCGGCCCATGCGTCCTGCGTTTCTGTATCGATGTACAGCGTGCCGGGGTTGTTTGCGATGGTGAACGTGTACTCGCCCACCGTGACGGACCCGTTGTTCGTGCAGGAGAAGATGGGATAGCATGGCATATAGCTGTTGGAAAGCGTTGCGCCGGTGACGAGCGTTTTCGTCTCTCCGGTCTTCAGGAAGCGCTGCGGCTTGCAGCTAAACACGAGCGTCGCGCGTCCTTTTACGTTGCGGAAGTTTCTGTTCTCGACGAGTTTCGAGTAGCAGGCCATGCGGTACACTTCCGGATAATAGTCGTCTTCCAGGCGGCAGTATCCCTTGCTGCCGAGGAGCCACATCGACACGGCGGACGCCAGTTCCTGGAAGGTCTTCCCTGAATCGGCGAACCAGATGTCGTATGCCTGCTCCACGTTGCCGTAGGCTCCGGTGTCTCTCACGAGATCTCCGTTCCGTCCCTCTACCGCGATGTACTCTACCTTGCGCGGAGCCGCGGTATAGTCGGGACAATGCTCGACCACGATGCCGTAGGTCGTCGAGGCGACCCCGTTAAAAGTTATCACGCCCATACTGCCGTCCTCCTGTCTGTCGCCTGCTGGATCCTGAGCATCACGATGTCAGCGATGTCCGCAGCGCTCTGTCCGGCTGTGCCGTATACGCTCATTGTCACGTTGTTCGTGACCGTGTTGTTTGTGATTGTCTGCGCGAGATCCGCGGAAGCGTCCGCCAGCATCCACTCGCTGTCCTCGATGCCTTTGGCAAGTCCTGCTACAAAGTCGGGCATCCACTGCTCGTAATCGCGGAGCGGACCGACGTCCGGTCTGGAAAAGTGCAGGAACTCTTTAATCGTTTCCGCAATGGTAGCAGCTGCGGTAGCAATTAGTCCGTTGTTTCTGTGCATGCCGTTCGCGAATCCTGCGACAAAGTCGGCGCCGTACTGTTCGGCTTGAGCATTCTCTGCCCACACCGTGAACGCGGACTTCTGGATCTCCTCTGCTTCGCCTATAACGCCACTCTTCCCGGAGGCCATGCCGCTTGCAAGAGAGTCCGTGATCTCTTTGCCTTCAAGTGTGGCCTGGCTTCTCTCCTCGATTAGCTCCGCATTCATTGCTTCTGTAAGATGCGCCGCAGCTACAGCCATCAGACCGTTCCCGCTATGGACACCGTTGGCAAAGTCTTCCACGAAGTTCGAGCCCTTCTCCTCCATGCGCTGCTGCTCCAGCCAGTTAACGACTTCCTGGACCTTTACGAGGAGTTCGCTCAGGTTTTCTACCGCGGTCGCGACGCCTTCGCCGACCTTCGCCCAGTCGATCTCGTCCACGATTTTCTGCGCGGTCGGAAGAAGCGTTTCCGTCAGCGCCTGGTTGACAGGCTCGAAGGCCGTCCCCAGTCCTTCCTGGACCGTGGTCTTCAGCGTGTTCATCTGCCCGTTGAGAGTAGATGCTCCGGCCTGAGACGCTTCGAAGAACTTCCCGCCTTCAGATGTCGCCTCCGTCAATGCGTCGACAATCATGTCGAAGGTGATGTCCATCTCGGACAGCTCGTCGTTCGTGATGCCGAGGTTATCGGCCACCAGCGACTTGATGTTGATGCCGGCGTTCGAGAACTGCTTCAGGTCAACTTCCGCAGCCTTGCCGTTGTTAGCGATCTGCTGCAGGTTCGTTGCCATCCTGGCAAGCTCTTCGTTTCCGCCGCCCGTTGCGACAATAGCCTTGGCAAGTCCTTCGACAGCTTGCTGGGATTTCTCTCCACTGATGTCCGCAGCGATGAGTGCTTTGTTCGCCTCGATGAGCTTGTCCGTCCCGATTCCTATCTGGGAGGACAGTTCCTTCTGGTTCGCGATGAGATCCGCCGTGCTTTTGACCGCTTCTTCTGCGGACATGCCGCTCGTTTTGAAAAAGGCTTCGATGGTCCTCTGGTAACCTTCCAGCTGAGCGTTGTACTGGACAGCGCCCTTGCCGACGTCCCAGATCTTCTTTGCAATCTCGACGATGACATCCTTCGCTACATTGAGGACCGTCTGTGCAACGGCGATGTCGTTCGCCAGGCTGCCAAAGTCTTCCCCGGTCTGCTCTACGCTTTCGCCGAGTTCGTTCTGCGCCTGTTTATGTTTATATAATTCTTCCGTGAGTCGGTTCACCGCTTCCGTGGTGTCGACTCCAGTCATGCTGTTCAGTTCTTCAATGCGGCTTGTCAGCTGGTCGATGGTTTCCTGCTCAGCTTTCCAGGCTTTGTTCACCGCCTCTGTTTTCTTCGACAGAGCCTCGGTGGACTGCCCGTTCTTCTTCAGTTCTGAGTCAAGATACTTCAGCTCGCTGTTCGCCGCGCTGACCGCAGATGCCGCCTTCTTGAAGTCGTCGGCAAATGCCTTCCCTCCGTCGAGCTTTATCTGCGCTCTGATTGTGCTTCCCGCCATTTATCTCATCTCCATTACTTCGTCAAAGGTGTACGTGAAACGCTCCCGCGCACCGTTTGCGATGGCGTAGCTAGTCGCAAGGTCTATCAGATCTCCGGGTGTCGTATTCAGGATCTCCTGCAGCGGCAGCCCTATCTTCAGACCCATGCCAAGAAGCCAGGCAGTAGTTATCTTTACTGCCCGGCCTCTTCTTTTTTTGATTCTGTGGATTCGGCCTGGACGGAGGTCTTGTTTGCCTCCGTAACGGTCCGCGTGATGGCCTTCACCAGTTCAAGCGTAGTCTCGTCGTCCAGCATGGAGAACAGATCCTCCTGCGGGATCCTTCTCGCAGTGATCTCCGTCCCCAGCAGACCGGCTTCCGCCTTCTGCCTGTACCATTCGGCCTCCGCCATGATGGCCGCGATGCGGGACGCGTTGTACGCGAGGTCCACATCGTTGTCTACCGCGAAGGCGCGCTGCAGCGCTTCGGGAGTATCAAACTCCTCCCGGAGCGCCTTCTTTGCTCTGATAGTGTACGCGAGCGGAATGCTCGCGCCATGAATAACGAAGTCCATCCCGTTCCTCCTCCGGAATCGATTAGGTGATGCTCATCAGTGCTTTCAGCGCGGTCTCTGCAGCGGATTCACTGGTGAACTGTGTCTCATTGACATATTTCCAGTTGTGATTCGCCGTATCGTCACGCATGAAGCTCGCGGTGAGTTCTCTGGTCTGCCAGGAGATCTGGTCTTCCTGCGTTGCCGCATCCTCGCCGTCATAGGCGAATTTGCATTTCGGAAAGAGGACCGCCTGATAGTATGTCGTGCCCTGATACATGACGCGGCGGATGAAACCGACGCCCACGAAGGGCATTGTCGCCTGGTCGCCGAACGCTGTCCAGCCGGAATAGGCTCCGGAGGAAGCAGCTGCCGGCAGGCCGAAGATCTTCCGGCGCGCGGCCATGTCGAGACCGTCCACCGTCAGTGTCAGCGTTCCGCCGGAGACCTGTCCGGACTCCGTCTCGGCCAGCACGTTGTCCGCGTAGAAATCATTATCGTCTACCACGTTAGCGTCCACCGAGACAGAAACGCCGCGCGCCAGTTTGATGCCGCTGCTGTAGGTAACGGTGCCGCCGACAGCGCTGTACAGTGCAACATAGGGAAGGCTGAAGCCTGTAGTCACAAATGATGCCATGTGTTTATTCTCCTATATCTCTTGTTAGTGATTCTAAAAACTCGTTCTCCATGCTCTGCAGCGCTGCTTCCTTGGAAGCGCGCAGCGCTCTGGAGAAGAAGTGCGTTTTCTTGCGTCCCGGCTGGTCACTCCGCCCTGATTCCAGAACGGCTGCCTTCAGCGAGTTCGGAACGCCTTTCGGGAACTTGTCGCTTTTATGCGCCGGATCATATCCCGAAAAGCCGATAGTAGTTGAAACGGTGCGCCCGTCTGCTTTTAATTTGGAAATTGCCAGAGACTGCGCCAGGACTCCGGTTGGCTCAGAGGCTGCGCCCTGAACAGACCGTCTGACGGCGTCGGCCACCTCCTTCGCTCCGGCATACACCGCACGCTTCATTGCGCCTGGCGTATTCATTCCCATCTGCTCCATCTGCGTCTGC